CAGCAAAATGTCTAAACGGGAACAACGCGATTCAGAAGAAAGCTCAACGAGCAGTCGCAAAAGTTCTAGCAGCAGCCTCATAAGCTCGAACCCATTCTACCCAATCAGACCACCTTCCTCTGACTCCGAATCATCAGAAACAGAAGGAGACGACGAACTCTTTCCAAGTCAGCCTTTTCAATTGATGGCACCAATCGACATAGACTCACTACTCGCAAGAGCTACAGGAGATCTAGATCCTGCACTTCTCGAAATCAACACCGACATTCCAGGGTATCCGGAGGACCAACTGGACAAAGAAATCAACTTTGACGAATTTCAAGGAGCAAAGAGCAGGGATCGTTTCTGGTCAGCTGAAGGTGAGCTTCCAGTTCGCGAAATGCAACCAGTGTCGTCCATTAGTTCAGGAAGGATTCATGACATGACCAACCAAAACCAACCTTATCTGTCCGAATCACCATTCTTGATTAAACAAGGCGCCCAGGTTTATTTGTCGTTTGATTCTCTTGGAACGAAGAAAGTTTTGGTTGGTGATTGTCTTAGCGAACTCAGCTTTCCTCCATTTGTCATCTCAACACACGGCATCATCAAGAAAACGATGGATTTCTCAACCACTGTTGGCGGTAAAGGTCAACGAGGCGGTTACTCTATGTTCCTTCACTCAATTATCTGCCACTCTTTAGCCAACATGCAAGAAGCTATCCTTGAGCCCTCTGAAGGTCACGATGTCACAGTGAAGCACCCAGAGACCGGTCAAAGCTTAACATTCGAAGTCACGGGATCAGGATACGAAGACAGAGCTACCGTCGCACAAATCAGAATCAACAAATACTTCTTTTTTGATGCTATCACAGATCACAATGACTTCACAAGAGATCTTAAAGACTGGAGCTTCAAAGAGGACAAGGGCGACACATCAATCTTCAAAGGCACAGGCTTTGACCAAGGCAATAGTTCCATCACATCAATTTGTGACACTCTGCATACGTGCATCAAGCAAATCAGTGCTCAACAGCTTAAAGGCTTATCCAGAATGGTTGTGCATCATCACTCAATTCAAAAGCACACACCAGTCAAAGTTCTCAACCGTCAGTTTGATGTTCAAATGATAGTTGATTTCATCAAACTGTCAACTAAGCATGAGAAGTTCCCTAGTCCGTTCAGAGTTTTGCTTCCAACCTTGGAACAATTGTCGATTGAAACCCTCGAATTCAGGAAGAACAACCAGCCAGAGGTGGCTATGTGGGAGCACGAACATCCTTATTCTTACCACACTCTTGATAGCATCGATGAGATTGAAATCGGCTTAAGCTCTATGGGACCTCAGTTTCCAAAGCTTGACAACATACCAATGGGCTTCGTCAACGCTTCTTACAACTTCTTCCGCGAATTCAACTTCTTCCAAAGCTTACTTATCGAACAAGAGTTGTTCAGCAAGATTTCTGGCTCGAAAGGGTTCTTCTACTCAAAGTATACTCAACTTGGCATCAATTGGACCATGTCAAGGAATAAGTACACTGTCTTTTTTTTCTGTTACACAGACATGCCAAATGATAAACTATACGGCACCTGGCGCAGGGATACCAAAGGAATCTATCAAAGTCCCAACTTCAAATTGACGGCTCATGATGTCTACTACTCAATGGTACTACCAGGGAGAGTTGCTTCATCCATTCAGGCTGTTTGGTCATATGTTAAACCCAACGAAATCTTGGGCTCAATGAGCATGCTGATACCAGTTTACGCCACATGGCACAACTCTACTTGGCAAACATCCAGACTGGCAAGCAACTTGAGACATATAGTGCCATGCTTCCTCTCAGGATCAGGTGACTTGCCCAACCTATTGAAGGAAAGTTTGATACATGGGAGAACAAAGTACCTTAGGCACTGCGATCTCGTGATTGTGAGGAGGATGCTGAAACTTGCTCAGAACTATGAAACATTGAACCCAAATTTGACTCCTTTGTTTCAATTACCAATTCAAATCCTTCATCTTGAGTCGGACATTAGCATACCCATGATGTGGCATATCCGAGAACTCGAACATGACAACAGTTCACCAAAGAAGCTCATTGACGGACAATGTGAGGATAGACAAAACAAACAAGAGCAAATAGCTTGGCTAGAGATGCAAACCAAATTCATCAACAAACTTTTGGATAGCGGAGTAGGGCAATCTGATTTTGAAGTTTTGATGAGCCACGCGCCTGAGTTTCCATACCTCAACCTACCTTATTGGCTTGGTTTGGTCTTCACAGCAAGGAAAGAACTGAAAAATGTAGGAAACAGACAAAGCCCAAGCAATTTTCATTTGAGTCAGCTTATATCAGACCACTACTGCCATGAAATTTATGAAGCTGATGGGCAAATGGTTTCGAAATCTGACAAAGTTGCCAATCAGTTTGTCAAGTATATGGATGAACTAAAGCCATCTGATTCACATGAACTGATATGGAAGCTCAGCAGAACAAAAGTACCTCAAGTCTTCAAACTGTTTTCTAAAGATTCAAAAGGCAGCGACCGAGAAATACCTGTCATGACTTTCCCAATGAGGTGCTTGCAAAATATGAGCGAATCTATGCTGGAATCATTCAATTACGAAGTTGAATCAGACTTGGTGCTTGAAACAAAAAAGCATTCGATAGTTGCATCTGAAATCATGAGTAACTTGAAAGAGAACAAATCAAACGCCATCATATCCAGTCAGGACAAAAAATTCTTCTCAGGCTACCTGTATCCTGAACTACTGTCTCTCTGCGTTGCATTTGTCGGTCGTCTCTGTGGCTCTACCTCAATGATCCTATCGGCTTCTGTACTTAGAGTCATGACAACAAGAAAAGTCATATTACCAGACAATTTCACAGATTTTGGCGCTTTAGAAGGAATACCCAAACAATATCTAGAAGATTGCCTCATTCAACGACAAAAGCTGATCCAGTCAAAAGCCATTATCTGTGAGCAACATATGATGCAAGGTGTATCGGCCGCTGCAGGTGCTGTTATCAACACTAGCTTCTACCTTGGGTTTTGTGAAGTTCAGAGGCTGACTCAACCTTTCCTGAAGCGCATTAGAGTCTACACAACTTCGGATGATACTGTAATCTCTGCCAGCACATACCCAAAGTTCAGCTACATTCAAGCTCGGACCGAAATCATCCAACCTGCTGTGGCGTACTTGAAGCACTCAATGATGAAAAACTCCGACAAAAAACAAGTCGACTCAAGTGCTTTTGGAGAATTCAACAACAGGATCACATTCGCTCATGGGATGTCAACCGTAGCGCCAATATATTCTGCACTTGGATGTCAACCGCTTAATCAAGCATCTCCAATGGCAGATTTGGTTACGGCTGTTGGTTCCGCTAGGGCTGGCATATTTTGGGGCATATCAATTGATAGCTGTCAAATGGCCCTGATGCACAATATCAATGCATGGAGAATCAAGTGGCTCATCAAAACCTCAGAATTCAAAACCTTCCTCAATCTTGGCTTAATACCTTATCGAGCTAGCGATCTGGTTGAAGGATTTTACCCTCGGACAAGAGAAGGGATGGCTGCATGCTACAATCAAATCAGACCTGAGAACTTGGAATTTGTGATGAATGGGCAAATGAGTCTAACCAACGCTCTATCATCCATGAAGTACATTCAGAAAAGCAAGCAACATGCTCACATCAAGCTCAGTGGGCCATTAGTTCTTAG